CGGCCGCCGAGCGCGCCTGGCCGGCGTTGTTTACGAACGTCGTAACTCCAGTGTTTACGTCACATCTGGCAAACGGTGAGCAAACAACGATCAGATACCGGCGGATTGTGACGTGTCTAAAGGTTGTTCTGGTTGGGTTGCGGCGGTGTCGGCTTCGTGGTGTAGGGCCAAGACGGCGACGATCGGCCAGTCGTCGACCTGAGCGCTGCGGGGCGGCACTACGTCGGGATAGTCAGGATTAATGCTGCGGTAGAGGCCGCGGCGTTCTTTTCGTTTGCAGTACAGCCTGGTGTCGTCGTCCGGTCCGTTTCTGACGGCGACGACGCAGGCGTCACCGGGCGATGCACCACGCGCCAAATCAATTAAGACAGCTTGGCGATCCCGGACGAATTCGCGCGCGGAATCCCCTCGCACAATCACCGCGCCGACGTCGCGCGCGGCCAGCTCGATACGCTGCGCCGGCTCGTCGATCGGCGCCCATATCACATCGTCATCGACGCTGCCTGCCGCGGCGTACAAGTCGGCCATAGCCCACGGCTGGGCCTGCACGCGCCGGATACCGGCCGCACGCGCAGACGGGCGCGTAGCGACCTTTAGCGGGCTTTCTGCGGGCCTTGGCGCTTCGCCGCCGAAGACGCGAATCCTCAGCGCCTCGCCTTCCACGATCCGCATTTCAACCGACGACAGGAACTCCCGCAGCTCGATGGGATCGCGTATTTCCGGCACGCCCAGCCGCGCCACCATCTGCTCGATCAGCGGCACGTCGCGCGCGTCGACCTGAGCAATCCGCGCGACCAGTCGCGCCAGGTCGTCGGGCGCGATCGGGCGCACAGTGCCGGCGTGATAGGTCAGCGGCTGCGCGGTCTGTCCTGGCGCGCGCCCCTCGCCGGTCAGCAGCCAGTCGACCGATGTTGCCAACGCGTCGGCCAGCTTCGCCAACGCGCCCGCGCGCGGATCCTTGTCGCCGGCTTCCCAGTTAAGGACCTGGCGCCGCGACACGCCCACCGCCTTGGCCAGTGCGGCCTGACTCAGGCCGGCCCTTTCGCGGGCCTGCTTCAGCCGATCGCCGAAGTGCAGTTCGGTTCCCATCGCATCTCCCGCCACCGCGCCAGTGAGCAGGCAACTTCCCATACGTGAAGCAAACTGCACATACCGTGTGCAGTAGACTTCCCGACAGCAAGTAAAAATTTCTCAGTTAGGGTGTTGACAGCGTGAACCAAACTGCGCATGATGTGTGCAGTTTCGTTCGCGCATGGAGCGCACCCAATGGCCGACGACATCATCCGCATCGCACGCACGGCACTCGGCATCAGCCAGCAGGACCTCGCCCGGGTCGCCGGCATCACCCGCCGGGCCTTGGGCGCGATCGAAAACGGCGGCCGCTGCCGGGACAACGTCTTCGCGGCGATCGTCGTCGCCCTGCGCGACGCGTACGCTCCCAACATTATAAGCGATTCCACCACCGACGTCCGCGTGCGCGAATGGCTGCAGTGGCCGCTGGGCCGCTGGGAGCCGGACCCCGACCACACCCCGCCGCGCGGCGGCCGCCGTCGCGGCAAGCAGCACAAGGGCACCACCCATGACGCCCCCCAGACCGAACCTGGCCAGCCGGCTGCGCCACCGGCGCCTGCAGCGCAAGATGACGCAGGAAGCGCTGGCGGCCCGCGCGCGCATCAGCGCCAACACGCTGCAGAAGATCGAGCAGGGCAAGACGTCCTCGCCCGGAATCCAGACCCTCTACTGGCTGGCCCAGGCGCTGACCTGCAGCGTGGCGTATCTGATCGGCGAGTCGGACCACATAAGGTAGACGCGCCAGCCACGCGCGTACAACAACGCCACCTTGCCAGTAAGGCATTAAAGCCACAAGCCTCGGAATTGTCCCTTCATGAAGCGACAATCCAACCCTCCCCCGGCCGGGGCGCGGAACACGCCCCCACCACGCACACGCCTGGCCCGCAGGCGCAAGGAGCGGATCGCCCCGCCCCGGCCGACGCGAATAGAGACGCGGAACGCGGAACGCGGAACGCGCAATGGGAAGCGGAAAACCCGGGACGCGCCGCATGGAAGGAAGCCGTCGCGCAGCGGCGGCAGCAGAGAGAAGGGGACCCTCATGCCGGAAGAGACGAAAGTAGACAGGGAGTTGCGGGAGTCCTTCGAAGCGGTGGTGAAGAACGCGGTGAGGCCTTTGGCCGAGGTGATCGCGTCGGTGGACCAGTTCAGCGGAGTGACGTTGACGATCAACCGCAGCGGGCCGGCACTGCAGGTGGAAGCGAAAGTGCAGCTCAACAGCGGGGGGCATCTGGAATTCACCGGGAAAGCGACCCTGTTTTAGACGCCCTCGCCCCCCTCGACTTCTCCCGCGACCACCGCCGCCGCTGGGCCGATGCCTTCTACGACTACGACCACAGCGGAACCATCAACGACTTCCGCCGGAAACTCTGCGACGCCATCGCCGCCTGCCCCTGCTACACCGGCAAGAAGACCCGCGGCGCCATCACCCAGATGCTCAAACGCACGCGGCAGAAAATGGGCGCCCCAACCGCCCGCAGCGTGGGCAAAGACGAAGACCGCGCCCAGCGCGTCGACGCCGCCTGCGATCGCATCGCCGCATGGATATTCGACTCCGCGCGCAGTGAGCCGCACAGCAAGGGCGCCTACGCCACCCGCGCGTGGATGTTCCGCCGCGACCATATCCTGGGCGTGCTCGATGCCATCGGCGACGACATCAAAGACTGCCTGGGCCAGGACGAACTGCCCAGCGTGGCCACCATCGAACGCTGGCTGTCGGAACGCTACGGCAAGGCCGACGCGGCGCTGGCCGCGGCCGAACACTACCAGGAAACCATCGGGTTCCGCGCGCAGTGGGCCGGCCAGGTCGTGCTGCTGGACGCCACCGGCCTGCCCGTGCGCGTGCACGGCATCAACCAGACCAAGGACAAAAACGGCAAGAAAGCCCACTGGCTGCACCTGGCCGTGGACCTGGCCAGCAACCACACCTGGACGCACTGGAACCCGGGCCGGAGCGAATACGAAGGCTGGTCCGACGCCCTGCTGTCCATCCTGCGCCGCCTCGATTTCGCGCCCGAATGGGCCATCATCGACCGCATCGGAGGCGTTTTCGAAGCGTTGCGCTACCTGCGACCGGGCGAAGCGACCGACCTGTCGGCCGGCGTGCTGGCCTGGTTCGCCGCGGGCGTGCGCCCCTACATCCACGCGTCGGCCCGCCCCACCGCCGGCGCGCAGGTCGAACGGGGCGCACGCGGCTTCAAGCAGGAAGCCGCGCGCCGCAGCCTGACCAAGCGCGTGCGCGAATCGCTCGCCGGCCGCCGCAACGCCAAGGGCCGCGAATTTGCCAACGAAGCGGCGTTCGCTGAATTTGTCTCTACCGCCGAAGCCGCCCTGAACAACGCCAAACCGCTGCAGCGAGGCAACAACCAGCGCACCCGCGCCGCGCTGTGGGCGCACGACGAATCGGCACGGCGCCGCGACGCCCGTCGCCTCGCCACCGACTGGCAGGCGCGCCTGCCGGAAATCCTGGGCGCGCACAAGGTCGTCAGCGTCAATTCCGGCGAACTGACCTTCCGGCAGGACGGCCGCCGCATCAGCGCCCGCATCGGCACCGCCGTGCCCCTGCGCGCGCGAGACAGCGTGGCCCTGGTGATGCCCAGCGGCCTGCTGGCCGCCGACCACGACCCCGACACCATGCGCGCGATCATCGTGGAACCCGCGCCGCAAGGCGGCATGCCGCGCTACCACGCCGTCACCGCCCAAGGCCGTCGCGAAGACTGGTTCGGCCAGTACATCGACCAGCCGATCGTCGGCAGCCACCCGGTCGCCAAGCCGCAGACCGTGGCCGACGCCGAAGGCGAACGCCGCCTGGCCGCGGCGCGCGTCGCCCGCATGGCCCGCGCGATCGCGGGCGGACAGATGGATCCCGAGGCCGAGGTGACCCCGGCCTATACCGACGCCGACGCCGAACTGCTCGAACGCCTCACGGGCAGCTCCGGCGGCGCCTGATTCCAGTGGCACGGGCGTCCCTGCCCGTGGACTCGAACAATGCCGCCGCAGGCGGCGACCTGCAGAATGGGGAATTCGGAATGGGGAATGCGGAATTGAAACCCGCGCACGAACGCAAAACGGTCGTGCACTGCAACGTGTACGAAAACGGTCGCCTGGTGCAATCAAGCCACCCGCTCCGCATTTGCAGCTACTGCCAACAAGTCATGGGCTTGGCCGGCCCCGGCTTCACCCACGACACCCACGGCATCTGCCCAGCCTGCTACGACGCGGAAGTGGCCAAGCTGAACGCGTTAGCGTCTTCCATTCCGCATTCCGAATTCCGCACTCCGCATTCAGAGGCCGAATTCCCCACTCCGCATTCGGAGGCCGACGCATGAGCCCCATCACCCCCCGCAAGCATTTCCTGCGCGCGGCGCTGGAACGCCTTCAGCGCCGCATCGCCGAACACGTCGCCCTGCTGCGCACACAGCCGGCCGCGGCCCGGCAGGCCATCGGCTGCGAGATCATGCGCGAAGCGGCCGCTAGGTACTGGACTACGCCGGGAAGCGACGCCGAACGCTGGCTCTACGTCGTGGGCCAGCTTCGCCAGATGGACACTTACACCGGCCCCGACATGCAGTTCCTCTGTGCATGCGTGGCCGAATACTGCGACGCCGTGCAGCGCGGCGACATCATCACCCCCACCGCCGAACAGATCGGCGGCTGAGCAACAGGAGTACTGCAGTTATGGCCAAGACCCGCACCATCGCCGATTTGCGCGCCGACGCCGAACAAGCGCACGACATGGAACAACGCCTCGCCCCGCGCGACGACGACGGGTACCTCGTCTGTCCCGGCGACGCCGCAAGCTGCGGCGACTGCGCCTACTACGATCAGTGCGCCGGCATCCATGAGGAAGACGAAACCGGCGAGGCAGTGCGCGGCATCCCGGTGGGACGCGAAGCGCAAACCTTCGCCGAAATCATGGCGCCGCAGAAGCTATGGAGTGACCTGGCCGACCAGATCAGGCCGCACGCCGAAGGCGCCATCGAACACGCCGCCCGGTCCCTGCGCGCCTCCTGGGCCATCGGTGCGCTGATCTGCGAGTTCGCCAAGCGCGACGACATCGAACGCGAAGTCAACCGCGCCAACGCCGGGCGCCGCGGCCGCCCGTGGATCCCGGAAAACTACGTCGCCGCGCGTTTGGCCGACGATTTCAAGTACTCCAAGAAATGGCTGCAAACCTGCGCCCTGGGCTACCGCCGCGCCTGCCAGTCCGGCGTCCTGCCCGAAGGCGACGTCCAAACGGCGCTCGGCTGGCGCCAGGCCGAATTGTCGCTTCATGAAGGGACAATTCACCCCGAACGCCTGATCGACGCCGCGGCGGACAAGGGAGACGACCCGCAGCACACGCCCGAACCTGAAAAGCTGGTGCAGCAGACCTTCGCCTTCGTGACCAAGCGCGTCAACGCGCTGACCGCCCAGGCCGTCGCCGCCGGTAAGCGCCTGGACCACCAGACCATCAAGCCGCACCTCGACGACCTCAACCTGGCCTTCGAACCGCTGGGCCTGGCCGTCGTGGCGCGGCAGGCGAAGAGGAGCAGCTAGAAATGAAGGATCGCGTTGTTGAACAACATGATTGCGTCCGCATCTTGAGCTGGTCGCAGCTGGCCAGCGAAGTGAAGAGGATGGCTGGCGCGGTACAGCAGCACATGATTGGTGCAGTGCGTCATACATGGGCGATTGGGGAGCTGATTTGTCGCTTTGCCGAAAGGTCCGACGTCTTGGCGGAAGTTTCCCGGTTCAACCAAAGACGGTCTGGGCGTCCGTGGATTGCGCGCAATTACGTCGCGTATCGACTTGCCGAAAGCCTTCCGTATGAGAAGCGCTGGTTGCAGATGTGCGCCAAGGCCTACGAAACGGCACTGGCCAAGGGGCAACTACCGGAAGGGAGCATTAGTGCAATGCTGCAGGAGCCTTCTGAAAAGATCGCCGTACACGAAGGGCCTCTTCCGGACGTTTCCAAGCAGTTAATTGATCACAAAGAGACACCGCACGCTCTTCCCCCAGAACAGAAACTCGCCGCCAACATCGCAGCGCTTCGCAGATCGCTCGCGAAGCAGGTCCCGGGCGACTTCGGGGACATTGACGCCAAAGTGTGGAGCGACGCTTACGAGGCGCTTGGGGCTTTGGCGAATGAACTGAACAAGGTCACCGCGCGGCTGACCAAAGCCAGCTAGACAGGAGCACTCCCATGCCTAAATGGACGCGAGGCCAACAGGCCATCAAGGAACTCGCCACCACCACCCCGCGCGGCTGCGTCGTCGACGTGCTGCTGTGCAAAGAGTTTTCAGGCTTCAGCACCATCATCGACCACCTGGTCCGCGTCACGGCCAGACCGCGCAAGGACCAGCCCGTGCGCGTCATCGGCCTGCAGGCCCAATCCTATACCCACGCGGTGACGTCGATCGTGCGTATGGCCGGCACCCGGCGCAATACCCAGGCCGGGCGCCTCGCCGGCATCTGGGACGCCCTGGAAGCCATCCACGCCGAAGATCCGCGCCCGATCACGTTCGTGCTCGAAGACGCCCACCTGATGGCGTCGGCCGACATGGAACGCCTGATCATCGCCCTGGATTACGTCTGCCGGCAGGTCGCCTGCCACTGCCGCTGTATGCTGCACTGCTGCCACGTCTCGCGCTGGCTGCAGAAAGAACAGATGTACACACGCGTCTGGCCGCGCCTGCCCGAACGGTTCGTCGGATGGGTCGACGGGCGCAAGGTCCGGCACCGCGGACGCGTGGCCGTCACCAGCCGATCGGCAAAATCCACCACATCACCCGCGCGGGACTGGACGCACTGCGGCGCGATGAACTCATGCCGCTGTTCCAGCCCACGGGCCAGGCCGTGGAAGCCGAAGCGACCACGAAGTACCGCAGCAAAAGCGCCTGATACGCGCAGACGCCAAGGAGTTCCCCCCATGCACCAGGACCCGCTCGCCCTCGCCGTCGCCATCGTCTGGTTCGCCCTCGGCTGCTGCGCGCTCGCCCTGGCCGTCGTGCGCCTGGCCGAACCGGAACAGCGGCCGCAAGGCATGCGGCGCAGCTTTTGGCAGCCGCTGCAGGACGTTCACGTGATCCTGCTCATCATCGCCCTCGGGCCGATCTCCGCCACGCTCATCAGTATCGCCGTCCTGCGCGATGCCCGGGCCAGACGCCGCATCGGCAAAACCCAGAAGCGCAACGCGCGCCTCAAAACGTTCCTCTAACGCCTGTTTGCAAAGGACTCCACAGCCATGGTCACGACCAAGAAACTCAGCCGCAACGACCGCGCCGACCTCATCGTCTGCATCGAATCAGCCGTCGAGCTGCAAGGCCAGATCGCCGATCTGGAAGAGATGCTCAAAGCCCGCAAGGCGGCCATCAAGGACCTGCTCACACGGCACCAGATGGACCGGTTTCTCACCGACAAGGGCTGCGAAGCCGTCCTGGCCGAAGTGCAGCGCTACAGCTTCGACCTGCAGAAGCTGCGCAAAGTCTTCAACGACGACGAACTGGACGCGTTCTGCCCGCGCAGGCCCGACACGGCCAAGCTGCGCAAGCTGATCGACAGCGAATTTCCCGCCGCCGACGCGGTCAAGCTGGCGGCCAAGATCAGCAAGTCCAGCCGCCTGAACTGCACCGCGCCCACGGCCGCGGGCACAGACTACGAACTGACCGACGCAGGCGCCCAGGCTGAAGCCGCCGCCAAGCCGCGGCGCGGACGCAAGGCCAAAGCAAAGGCCGGCAAAGGCGCCGCCTGATCGGTTCTGAGCCGGCACGCGCGAGGGGTGGACCGGGAGTGCCCCGCGCGCAGGCCATACCGCCGGCGCCGGCCTCCGACACCAGGGCCGGCACTCCTCCGCAGGGCCGCCGCGGAACCTGCGACCCCAACCCCGGGTCCGCGGCATCTTGCGAATGCGGAGCGCGGAATTCGGAATGCGGAATGGAAGACGCGCCGCAAGGGCGCGGAAACAGGAAGGAAACGAGATGGTGCGAAAACCAAGAGATTTTCCTCTGCCGAGCAAAGCGCAGTTGCGACCCATAGCAGCTACGGTTGGCGTGCGACTTCCGGCAGTCACCATCTACCAGCCGTGGGCGCACTGGATCGCCATCGGCTGGAAGCGCATCGAAGTGCGCAACAGCAACGTGCTGGCCTCGCTGGTCGGACGGCGCTTTGCGATTCACGCCGCGCGCTTTATTTCCGTCGAGTACGAAGCGCGCGCCGTAGAATTTGCCGCAGACCTGGGCATCCGCACAAAGTCTGAACTTTGGGACAGCATCAAGGATCTGACGTACAGCGCGGTACTTGCCACTGGTTACGCGCAGGCACACGAACTTCTCACGGCTGCGCACAGCAACGAAGCCATGATCGACTGCAGCGTGTTGGGCGGCATCGCACGCGTCGGTACGTACATCAGTGACGTGGTGCCATTGCCGCAGCCCATTGCCGCAAAAGGACAACAGGGCATTTGGTACTGGGAAACAGAAAAGGAGAACCTCGCGTGATCTATCTCGCATCGCCTTACACGCACGACGATCCGGCGGTGATGGCGCAGCGCTTCGATGCGGTCTGCCATGCAGCCGGCGCGCTGATGAAGTCCGGCAAGCACGTTTACAGCCCGATCGTTCACAGTCACCCGATCGCCACGCGTTGCGGACTGCCGATCGAATGGGAGTACTGGCGCGACTTCGACACGCGCATGATTGCCGCCTGCGATGAACTGTGGGTGCTGAACCTGCACGGTGTTACGCGCAGCCGCGGCGTCGCCGCCGAAATTCAGATCGCGCGAGACCTTGGCAAACCCGTCAGCTACTGCGACCCCGACAACTGGTTTTTTGCCCTTGAACCCGGCCACGCCGCTTGCGCCGTGGGCGACGAGACGGAGGCGTAGCCGACCATGCATCCGTGCCGCGTGGATTGCCAATTCAAGACGATTGCCAAGCTGGCGTGGAAGGTGCGCGCGGCGCAGCGCAAGTACTTCCGCGACCGCACGCAGGAAGCGCTGGCCGCATCCAAGGCGCTGGAACGCCACCTGGACCAGGCGATGCAGGACGCCGCCAAGACACCGTCGCCGCAAGCCGAGTTTGCCTTCGATGCGCCACCGTCTTCAGAGGCACGGGCGTCTCTGCCCGTGGAGCAGGACAATGCCGACGAAGTCGGCGACCACGCAGACGCGCTTCCTCCGATCCAGCCACAGCTGTCGGCGGACCAGCATGCCCAACGCCAACAGGACTGCTGGGCCGACATCGCCGCCATCATCGACACCAAGGCCGCCCAGGGCAACATCTCCTGGCTGCGCGACTACCGCGCCCGCCTGACCGCCCGCATGGACCGCTACCCCGCCGCGATCATCCCGGAAATGATCGCCATCATCGACAACCACTTCAGCAGCATGCCAGGAAAAGCCAACAATGTGTGAAAACTCCAAACCAAACCACCAACCCCCCAACAGCAGCGCTGATAGCGCCGCCACGCCGGCGGATTTGGAGCACACCTTAAAGCGTACTTGCGAAACGTGCAGATACTTTGCTGGCGGGAAATGTATCGAGGCCCCAGAGCACGCGAACGATGCATACCCGTCAGATACATGCTTTGGTTGGGAGGCCAGCGAGCGCTGGAGCCAGCTACAGAAAGGCGCCATCTGATGTCTACGCCCAACGCGCCAGCGTCTTCAATTCCGCACTCCCCATTCCCCATTCCGCATTCCAGGAGCATCCCATGAACGCCGCCCAACGCCAACGACAAATCCGCGCCTGCCACATCGCTTTCAAAAACCGGCAGCAGGCCGGCCACATCAGCGATGGCATGAGCGTCTACGCCTACGCCGCAGCCATGCTCCGCAAGCGCGAGGTCCACAGCCTCAAAGAGCTGACCGACGCCGAAGTCAACGCGTTTCGGGATGTGCTCAGTGGCAAGGAAATCAAGCAGTACCGCGCCCTGGATGCCGCCGCCGACGCCGCCGGAATCCGCAACATCTGTGCCTGGATCAGTTCGCTGGCCGGCACCAGAGGATTCGCGTCTTGGCTGCCCCGCGGCAGCGACTACAGCACGCTCAGCATCTACCAGGCCTGGCGCCTCACCCAAATGCTCAGAACCCGCGCACCCGCGCGACGCTAACCACAGGAGTACTCCCATGGACGATCTGATCCAACAGATGATTTCGCGACGCGACCACCACCAGGACATCGCCGACCGGCTGAATGCGGCCATCGGCGCTTTGCAGGACACCGCGACCGCCGCATGCCCGGACCCTACGCCGGCGGCGCGCGCCGCCGCATCGCCGGACCATACGACGCTTCCCAAACTGAAGAAAGGGCGGCGGTGGCGGTGGTGCCCAGGATGCGCAGAGCACGTCGCCGCCGGCTACAGCCAGAAGACCTGCAAGGAATGCAAGGCCATTCTGCGAAGCCCGCAGCCGACCGACGCGTGACATCAACGCAGCAAACCGGACGTTACGGCATCAAGGTCGACACGCTGGGCAGCAGGCTGACCGAACACCGCTGCAAGACCTGCAAGACAACCTTCAAGGCGCTGCGCACCGACGCCACTCAGTGCCCGGACTGCCACGCCGCCGCGCATCCGGGCCATGAAACCGAACCGCACGTCGAACGCTACCGCGTCGGCACGATTGAACGCCCACTGTAACAGGAGCAACCCATGCCCCCCCAAACCGACATCGACAAACTCATCCGCGACGCCATCCAGCAGGCCGAAGACCGCGGCTACCGCAAAGGCATCCGCCGCGGCTTCGCGCTGTGCAAGACTGATGCAGTCGGCGTAGCCAAGGTAAACCAGCTCGACGGCATCGCCGAAGACATCAGCAACCTGCAGTGCCCCACCGTCGAAGGCGGCCCCGCGGATCCCGCCGACTTCTGCCAAGCCTGCGCCAAACGCCTCCGCCCGCCCCGCCGGAACGGCGGGTCCTGAATTCCGCATTCCGAATTCCCCATTCCCCATTCGGAGTAACCGTGCCTCGCAACGCCCGCCACCGCCAGACCGCGCCCGAGCAGCTCCTGCTGCCCTGGCCGGACACCGCGCCCGCAGCGCCGGTGGTGGTGCGGCCGCGCGCGCCCGAACGCCGCAAGCGCGTCATCGATCCCACCCGGCCGTCGCCTTACGATGAGCAGTTGGCGCCCATCCTGCTGGAGCGAGCCGGCGCCATGGCGTCCACCGCGATCCACCGCGGCGCCGACTGGGCCGACGCGGACGAGCTCGCCGCCGAAATCATTGCCCGCGCCTTGCCCCGTGCCCGCAAGTGGCGTCCCGGCCGCAAGCCGCTGAACGACTTTGTCGGCGGCGCCTGCTACTTCGCCTGCCGCGACATCCTTCGCGAACGCCGCTCCAGCATCCAGTTCGCCGCCACCGGCAAGCACATTCGCGGCTGCCGCATGCGCAATCCGGATCCTCTGGACTTGCCCGGACGCAAACGGCTAGAATCGGTGGATGGACCGCAGGCGCCGAAAGACGAGGAGTAAGGAGAGTCCCCCATGCGCAGAACCTCGCCACGCAAGCGCAGCAAGGTGATTATGGTCCGACGGCAACCGAAACGGCGAACGTCCTTTATTTTGAAGGGCGTTTTGTTCGGCCTGCTGGGCGTGGTCATGATGGGCGTGTGCCTTCCCGCAGGATCCGCAGGAAGCGGCGGCAGCCGCGGGCCAAGCCCAAGCCTGGCCAAGCTAATGGCCGAAGACTTCATCGGCCAAAAACTGCTGGCTCCCTCCTCAGCCGAATACAGCCACGCTGAGGCGTTCCGGGAAGAATCGGGCTTCTGGGTCGTCCGCGGCCACGTCGACGCGCAGAATGCCCTTGGCGTGCCCGTGAGACACCGTTACACGGTGCGCATGGAAGTCAACGGCGACCACTGGACGCCGCTGCTGTGCAATGTGGTGCCGCAGTAAAACCGCACGGGCTTACTCCACCAACCTGACCGGCCGCCTGCAGGCGGCCTTTTTCATGCACCCGCGCCACGCACGCCGCGTCTTCCATTCCGCACTCCCCATTCCCCATTCCGCATTCCCCATTCCCCATTCCCCCCGCCCTGCCGTATTTAACTGCGAACGCCAAAAACGCCCTGCGGAGCCGCCCATGCCCGACATCGACGACACCGTTCGCGACATCCTGGCCCAGTTCGACAAGGGCGTCGAAGCGCGCCTGGGCAAGATGCATGTCGAAGTGCTCAACGCGATGCGTGAGACCATCAACGACATGCGCGCGGAGATGCGCGACCAGTTCCGCGAGATCAAGGAACAGATCCAGCGGCATACCGAGCGCCTCGAAGAACAGGGCCAGGCGCTGGCGCGGATCGAACAGGACATGGAGCACGGCGAGAAGCGGTTCGTGCGGGTCGAAGAAGAGATGCGGGCGCTGCGCTGCCAGATCCACGACGGCGCCGTGGCCGACGCGAAGCGCGACGAGCGGATCCGCGCGCTGCAGGACACGGTCGACCAGATGCAGGCCGACAGTCAGCGGGGCATCTGGTTCCGGTTCTTTGGTGGGCGAGGCCCCAAATGAAGCGCAACGCCCGCAAAATCGGCAAGCTGAACGCGCGGCCGCGCCACTACGCCAAGCAGTTGCGCGCCATGGCCGCCGATACCCGCAACCGCCGCCGCGCGCGCTGCCTGCGCCTGGCCGCGGCGACGTTGTTCATGACCCTCGCCGCCTGCTGCGCCGGCGCGTGGTGGTTGCTCTGACAGGAATCCGGCCACATGGCCTACGCCGACACCCAGCTCCGACTCATCGCCCGCGAAGTCGCCCGCGCCGGCGGCAACGTGGAAGCGGCGGTGCGCGCCTGCCGCGGCGAATACGAGTCGCTGCGCTCGTTGGGCGGGTCGACCGTGCGCCGCTACATGAAAACGCGCGCGTTCAGCGCGCTGCTGGACGAAGAGCGCGAGATTCTTCACACCGCCCAGCGCCAGGCGGCCGAAGAAGCCGAACGCCGCAAGATTCTGGCCGAACTGCAGGGCACCGCGCTGCAGCGCCAGCAGCTCGACGAGCAGATCGCCGACGAGTTGCGCGACACGATCATGCGCGACCTGCAGGACGGCGGCGGCCTGACCACGGCGCAGCGGGTGAGCCTGTTCGAGAAACTCACGCGCATCATCGACCGCCGACGCGAACACACCATGCCGGCCGTTGCCGGATTCGCCGAAGGGCAGATGCTGATTCAGGCCGTCGCCGACGTGCTGCGCAAATCGCTGCCCGAACGCGCCGGCGACCTCGTCGCGCAGATCCGCGACCGCTACCGCGAACTGCAGGAAATGGGGAATGGGGAATTGGGAATGCGGAATGCGGCCGGGGGCCGCTGAATCACGAAGAATCAGGAGCCGCCACGATGCGACCGAGTTACCAGGACACCACCGCCGACCACCAGGACGAAGTCAAGATCACCATTCCCGGGTCGGGCAACGCGTCGCGGTCCCTGCTGCAGTTGGCGTCGGCTGCGGGCAAGGCGCTGGAGGAACAGGACTACTGGAAGCGCATCAAGGGCTTCGAGATTCAGGAAAACGACGGCGAGTTCGAAGCGTTCAGCGAAGCCAAGGCCGCCGGTGACGATTCGCCGGACGGCAAGGTCTCCCGCGGCGCCCAGGCCGGCTGGGCACCGCCGCTGCGTCGCGGCGGACTGACCAAGCAGGTCCGCGCCAGCGGCGCCGGCGACGTCACCGCGCAACTGATCGTCTACTACGACGACGCGCCGGACATCTACCCGAACTAGGACGCCCCCATGAACGGCCTCACCGCCCCATCCCAATCCGCTTGGACCGGCCCGCTGCGGTACAACCGATGGCTGCCGGCTGCGCGCAATCGGATGAACTATCAGTCGCGGCGCATCGGCGATGATGGCGGCGAGGTGTCGCGGTACGACGTGGGCGAGCGGCTTCTGTACGAGGCCGACCGCGTGGGCGTGTACGGTGCCCTGAGCATCGCGTGGCTGGCGGATGTCGCGCGCATGCGCAGCGGCACGGGGCTGCTGCAACGAGCCTACGATATCTCGGGCAAAAACAACGACCTCTCGCAGGCGACCGTGGATCCGCGACCGGTGGACCCGTTTTTCGGTGAGCCGGTGTTTTTCTCGTTTGGCGGCTCGGGCGACTACGCATCAACACCGGACCCCGGCACGGTTAGCAATGTATGCTTGATATGCCGTGTCGCGGAAAACGACATGGAAGGCGCGGCATCATATCGTGTGGCGCAAATGGCGACTGCGGGAAACTATGCTTATGCGCTCTTTCGTAGCGCCTCGACGCGCCGCCTTGTGGTGCGCGTAAGCCAAAACGGAACGGATATTTCCAACATTACTTGCGACGAAGATTTGCCCGCAGGATTAAACGGTGTGGCGCACTGGGAAATGGCGATAGTTGGACTGGGATCGCCATGGACCGCGCGGTTTTTCTATGCTTTATCCAATAGCAACACCGTGCCTGATTTTGCTAGCTGGACAGAGTTGGCTACGGAAGAAGCGCACCCTACAGACAACATCACGACTATCCGCGATAGTGCCAATGTACTGGAGGTGGGGAGTTATTTAAGTGGCAGCAATGGATTTGCCGGCCGCATTTACCGCGCCCAAGTCCGCCCCAACGGCTTTGCCTCTGATCCTATCGCCGACTTCCGCGCCTCCGACTTCCCCCACCTCGGCGACACAGCCGAGGACTCCTGCGGCAACACGTGGACCCGCAACGGCACGGGCACGTACATGCTGAGGCAGCATGAGGGGCTGTTCAACGGGGCGCATTGGCTGGACAAGGATGTGGCGATTTCGACAAGTTACCCAGTTGCGATGCTTACGGCAGCATACTGGCCAGCCCCGGAAACGCTGATTCCAGCTGCTTTAGGTTTTGCGGACAAGGACGTGGATGATCAGCAGGCATATCTTAGCTCTGCCACTGGGCTGATTGCGCGTGTGGTATTGGCAGGCAGCACTGTGCGAATTGTGTCGGACACGATAGTGGCTAAGCAGCAGTACATGATGGAAGCGCGGTTAATCAGCAACGCACTGCGCACGTTGCGCCTTAATAGCGGTGCGGCGATTGAAGACACGGCCGTATGTACACATCCGGCTAATGTTGATCGGGTAAGTGTGGGGCGCAGCGCTGATAGTACGCCGGTATACATGGTGGGCACGGTTCCGTTTGCATTGGTGCTGGCATCGACCGGCGAAAATAAACTGGCCGCAATCCGCGAAACCATCAACCAAATCAGGCAGGTGTACTAATGGGCGAGCTACGCGAACATTCCACGACCGACGAGGCCCCAGCCGACGTGCTACTGCTCACCTCGCCAAACGACTATACTGCCGCCGACGACCGGCAGGCTTTGCTGGATCACCACGCCACGGCGCCGACCATCTGCCACTGCGGAGAGTACCCGATGCGTGAAGGCACCGGATGCCCGCAAGCCGTGTTCAACGTCTGCGAAAAAGAGGGCCGCACCGAACGCATGCACCCGCGATTCGCGAATCTGCCCGAGACGACGGAGGGCAAGCGCGTGCTGCGACTGGAATCGCACGAGATCAGCCGCATCGCCAAGCGCGCGACGTTGGTGCGCATGCGGGATGTCGAGCTGCGGGAAGTCGCCGAACCGGCGCCGGTCGCCAAGGAACCGCGGGAGTCGCGCCTGTGAATTCCGCATTCCGCACTCCCCATTCCGCATCAGCCCCCGACCCACTCCTGACCGGCCTCGACGCCGCCGCCGGCGCGCTGCAGCAGCAGGCCGCGGGCGCGGCGCCGTTGTCGTTTCCCGATTTCTTCCGCGCCTATCCTCCCGCGCCGAATTACCGATACGGGCGCCACACCCGCACGCTCCTGGACGAGCTGGACAAGACGATCAAGATCATGGAAGCCGGCGGCACGCGGTACCTAATTGTCGCCATGCCTCCGCGCCACGGAAAATCGGACATCATCTCCCGCCGCCTGGCCCCCTGGATACTCACGCGCCAGCCGGACTGGGAAATCATGCTCAACAGCTACGGCGCGCAGCTCGCCGAAGACCTCAGCCGCGACGCCCGCGATTGCTTCCGCGAAATCGGCCCGCACTGGAACCTCCACCTGAAAGCTGACCGCGACCAGGTAGGCAACTGGGGCATTGCCGGACACCGCGGCGGCCTCAAGGCCGTGGGCCTGGGAGGCGCCATCACCGGCCGCGGCGCCCACGTGCTGATCGTCGACGACTACCTTCGCAACCGCGTGGACGCCGAAAGCGAAACGATCCGCAAGCGCATCTGGGAAGGCTTCCAGGGCGACATGGTCACGCGCCTGGCGCCCAACCACGCGGTGATCATCGTCGCCACCCGCTGGCACGAAGGGGACCTCATCGGCCAGATCCTCCGCGCCATGGAAGATCCCGAGTTTCCCCAGTTCGAAGTGATCAACTTCCCGGCCTGGAGCGACCAGCACGGGTGGCTGTTCCCGGAGCGCTACGACGACGCGTGGTACCGCCGCCAGCGCAAGCTGGTGGGCAGCTATCAATGGAACGCGCTGTATCAGCAGGATCCCGCGCCCCGCGAAGGGAATCTCCTGCGCACCGACCAGGTTCAGATCATCGACCGCGCGCCGGACGGCCTTCGCTGGTTCCGCGGCTGGGACCTCGCCTCGACCGCCAAAGAGCGCGCCAAGGATGACCCGGACTACACGGTGGGCACGCTGGCCGCGTACGACCGCAAGAGCGAACGGCTGTACGTGCGCGACATCATCCGCGGCCAGTGGACCGCGCCCGAACGCGACCGCCGCATCACCCGCGCCGCACAGAACGACCCGACCGGGACGCGCGTGATGATCGAGGTGGTGGCCGGCTACAAGGACACGTACCACCACGTCCGCAACATCCTGTCCGGCATCGCCGTCGTCCGCCAGGTCTCGCCGGCGGGCCAGGGCGACAAGGTCCTGCGCGCGTCGGTCCTGGAAGCGGTGTTCGAATCAGGCCGCGTGTGCATCGAACGCGCCGCATGGAACGACGCCTGGCTGCGAGAACTCGCCGCGTTCCCCAACGCCGCCCACGACGATCAGGTCGACAGCCTGGTGGTGGCCGTGGGCAACGAACTGCAGGCCAAGCGCAAGATGGGCCTGAGTCGATAATGCTTGCAGTGGCACGGGCGTCTCTGCCCGTGGAAAGTGCGGCCGCAGGCCGCGACAGCGCCCGGAAGGAACTGGCATGGCACACCCGTGGATCAAGAGTGCAAGAAGGCGGAGCATGCGGCAGATGCAGCGCCTTGGCCGACCGCAGGCGCCGTCGCTGCGCGGCAAGGGCTACGGCTGGGAAGTGCTGTCTGGATATAAGTCGGTCACGCGCGCCGGGGACATCTGGGACGACGATCGGACCACGCGCCAGAAAGAAGACCTCTACCGCGTCATCGACCTGGTGCTGATCTGCATCCGCAAGAAGCTGATCGCCGTGCAGCAGGCGCCGCTACGCATCGGCGCCGAGACCGACGACGGCTGGCAGGACGTCGACCGCCACCCGCTGCAGCGCGTGCTCGATGCGCCCAATCCGGACATGAGCTACAGCGAATTCATCGCGCATGTGATTCTGCATCTGGAACTGTCCGAGTCCTACATCTGGAAGGTGCGCACGCGCGGCGGGCAGTTGGCGCAGCTCTGGCCGCTTCCGTCGTCGTGGGTGTCGCGGCGGACCAACGGCGCCGGCGTGATCCAGCACTACGAAGTGTGGCAGGGCAACGGTGCGGCGCGCGCCATCGTCGATCCGGCCGACATGATCGTGCTTCGCTACCCCGACCCCGGCAGCCTGCAGGACGGCTGCAGCCCCACGCAGGCGGCCCTGCGCGCGATCCAGCTGGACGAAGAGCGCGCGAACTACATCATCGAAATGCTCACGAACCTCAAAGCCCCCGGCCTGATCATGAAACAGCCGGTCGGCTGGAGTGAGGAGCAGAAGGACGAAGTCCGCGCGACGATCGACGACCGCGTCGGCCACGGCCGCCGGGGCTCGCCCCTGTTTCTGGAGGGCGAAGACGCAGACATTTCCATGATCGCGCCGCTGAAGGATCTGCACTGGGACGGGCTGACCAAGTACGGCGAAACGCGCATCTGCGCATGCTACGGCGTGCCGCCGATTCTGGTCGGCACCATGGCCGGCCTGGACGCCAGCACCTACAGCAACTACGGCCAGGCCAAACGCAGTTTCTACGAAGATACGATCGCGCCCCTGTGGGCGATGCTGGACGCGGTCTTCACCCGCGCGCTGCTGCGCGACGAAAAGCTGCTCACCCAGCCTGGCCTGCAATGCTGGCACGACACCGATAACGTGCCCGCGCTGCAGGAAGACGCGGACGCCAAGGTGGAACGCGCCGGCAAGCTGTTCAGCGGCGGGCTCATTATGCGCAATGAAGCCCGGGAGATGGCCGGCCTGGACAAGCTGCCCGACCAGCAGGGCGACGTGTTCCTGTTGCCGGTGGCAAGCAGCGAAGTGCCGCTGGCCGAAGCCGGCGCGGCCGACGCACCCGAAACGCACACCGGCGCCGACGCGCAGCAGTCAAGCGCGCCGGACGAATCGGACGAACCGGACGCGCCCGACGCCAACGAACCGGGCGAGGACGACGCCACCCATTCTTGACCAGTGGCATGGGCCTCCGTGCCCGTGCGCAGGCGGCCGCAGGCCGCGACGATGCACCGCTAGACCGATGCCATGAACAAACGCGCCCGAATCCAATCCGCCCTGCGCCGCGTCGATGCGGCCGAACGCGCCACCGGACCGCTGAAGCGCAAGCTGGAAAAGCTGCTGCGCCGCCAGGTCCGCGCCTATGCGGCCAACCCGCAGCCCAGCGTGCCCGCGGATCTGCGCGAGCAGTGGCGGCTGCAGCTCGAAGCGGCGCTCGTGCCGCCTCTGCGCGCCGCCAACGCCCAGGGCGCGCAACTGACCCGCGAAGCGCTCCACGGAACGCTGCCCAAACGCCTGCAGGGCAAATCGGGGATCGAAGACCTTCTGATCAACGCTGATTTCAGCGGCCTGGCCAAATGGATCCAAACCACGGCGCTGTCGGCCAGTGAAACGCAGGCGACGCGCCTGGAGCAGATATTCCAGCGGCTCATGCAGGACACGACGACGCCGGCAAAACTGGCCCAGGCGATTCTCGCCGAAGGCCTGGCGCAGCAGGGGCCGCGCGCGATGCTGCTGGCGCGCACCGGCACGCACTGGGCGCACCACGACGGCACGCTCCGCCAGTACGCATCGCTCGGCATCAACCAATCGGAATGGCTCATCGGCCGCAGCGACGGCACCTGCGAATTCTGCCGCGCCATGAACGGCCGCCGCGCCCGCATCGGCGAACCGTACGCCAGAGCGAACACCGAGGTCGAAGGCGACGAAGGCGGCCGGCTGGCGATTCCGGGCGGCGCGCGCGGCTTTGATGTGAAGCACCCGCCGCTGCATCCGCACTGCCGGTGCACGACGCTTGCGGTGCTGTAGAGGGCCAGGCGCAGAAATCGTTTCTGAGCGGCGAACGGTCGGGGCCGACCGAAGACAAGGGCGAAGGAGAGAAATGGAAACGGTACGCTTGCAAACGCCATCCACGCCCCAGCCGTCGCCGGCCCTGCAGGAAGCCGCGGGGATTCTTGCGCGGTGGCGCGACGCCGCGCGCTTGACGCTGGCCGACGCGGCCAAGCAGATCCGCATCAGCTACACTACGCTGTCAGCGTTTGAAGGCGCGCGCAAGATGCCGCGCAAACGCGACGTGTCCAAAATCGCCGACGCGATCCGCTGCCCGCGCCTCGTCGAACTGCACGCCCGCCACCGCGCATGGCACCAGCCGGATCCGGCCGAACAACTGCGCCGCCGCGTCGACGACCTGCAGCGCGCCGCCAGCGCCATCGGCAAACTGCTGGCCGACGTGCCACACAACGAGATGTCGGCCTTCGAGCACCGCGCGTGGTGGGCGGCACACGCGGCGCGCGACCACCTCATCGCAATCCGCTGAACCACCCGCCCCTAAATTATTCTGCAAAAAAACTAGACACCGCGCCGCAGGCATTGTAGGATGCAGGTGTCGGGGATGAGCCCGGCACAGAACAGGAAGCCTGACGATGAACAAACGGCGCAAGAGAATGGAAGCTCAGGGGTACGAGTTCGCGGAGCATTACGCTCCTCCGGGCAGCGACGGCCCGCAGGGATACCGCGTGATGGTGCGCTGCGACGGGCGCGACTGTGCAGAGTTCCGCTCTATGGATGCGGCTCTGGTTTGGGCCGAGGACCGCGAAGCGCTCGCCCAATGAGCCCCCGCCCGCGCAAGCTCACCGACGCCCAGATCGCCCAGGCCCGCGCGCAACACGCCGCGGGCCGCACGCTATCTTCACTCGCCGCCGACTACGGCGTATCGCCCGCCACGCTATCCCGCGCCCTGGACACATCCCGCACCGCCGCGCGCGACGCGGCCATCCGCGCCGCCTACGCCGCCGGCACGCCCGCCACCGAACTCGCCCGCCACTACCGCCTCCACCGCTCCCGCATCTACCAGATCATCCACACCTAGCCGCCTCGCCACCCGCGCCAGCGTCTTCCATTCCGCATTCCCCATTCCCCATTCCGCATTCACTCCCGCCCCGCCGTATTTAATTCCGGATAGCCCGCAACGCTGCGCATCCGGAGTTGGATATGCCGCTGACACTGCCTACGATCGAAGACCGCATCTGCTCGCCGCATGCGCGCCGGTTCCTGTCGGCCACCGAACCGCGGCTCCAGCTTGAAGGCAAGGCGGCCGAGGGCCAGGGCGAACTGGTGGGCTATGCGGCGGTGTGGGATGCGCTGGACACGGAGCGCGAGGCGTTCGAGCGCGGCGCGTTCACGCGCACGATCGCGCAGGTGGTGCCGGCCGGCCGCGTGCCGCTGATGGTCCGCCACATGGCCGGCGGCGGCGACGTGATGGAGACGATCGGCTGGATCGTCGAAGCCCGCGAAGACGATTACGGGCTGCTGATCCGCGCGCACTACACCCCGTCCGAATTCGCCCAGGAAGCGCGCCGGCGCATCAATGCCGGCGAGGCGAAGTTTCTGTCGGTCGGGTTCGAACCGCTGGAGTGGCGCGTAAAGAACGAAGACGGCCAGCGCGTGCTGATCCACACGCAGGTGCGACTGGTCGAAACGATCGTCACCAACAACCCCATCAACATCAACGCGGTGATCCTCAGCAGCAAGGCGCAGGAGAATCCGCAACCCGGCGATACCCAGGACGCGGCGGCTCCTCCGGCCGCCGCCCCCGGCGACACCTCGCAGTCGGCCCAGGCACCGGCCGGCGCCACTCCGTCCGCGGATCCGGCGCCACCCGAACCGCAGCAGCCGTCGTACGAGCCCGTCGCTCCGGCGATTGAACGCGACCTGGCTTTGCGGCGCGCCCAGTTGGACGCGCTGAAACTCAACGCTTGAACGGAGGGCTCACGCCCATGAAGGAAATGATCACCCAAAACCCGCTGGCCGTGCTGGCCCTGGTGGGCTTCGTCGGCGCCATGCTGATGATGATGCTCAACGTCAACGGCGACGCCGCCGCCACGCTCACCCCGCCGGACCTCACCGGTCTGCAGGGCGAGATGGAGCAGTGCCTGAAGGATATGGAAGGGCTGCAGGGCAAGGCCGAAGAGGCGGACAAGGCGGGCGACAAGGAAAAGGCCAAGCAGGCCCGCAGCATGTACGACGACCTGGTCAAAAAGTTCGACGGGCTGAAGGGCAAGGCTGCCGCAGCCAAGGACCAGATCGGCCGCATCGAGCTGCTCAACGAACTCCGCGGCCTCAACGCAGTCGATACGCCTCGCATGCCCACCGGCCGCCCGGCGGAACCGGCTGACCACGACCTGCGCGGCAAGGCGCACACGGACGCGTTTCTGGCGTACCTGCGCGGCGAGGCCTCGACACTGTCCGGGGAAAAGGCGGCTTTGCTGGAAGCGGACAGCCCGGCGCTGCGTGATAAGGGCGCGCTCATGCCGCGCAGCTGGATCGGCACGGTCCTGCGCGGTAAGGCGACGACCGGAACCATGCTGTCTACGGACACGAGCCCGGCCAAGCTGATTCCGGAAGATTACCAGTCGGTGCTGCAGATGCTCGCGTTCGAGCCGGCGATGCTCTACGAACGCTGCACGCGCATGCCGGCGACCACCGGGGCGCTGAAGTGGCCCAAGCTGACGCAGACGGATGCCGACGAGTACGGCGGCGTCTCCGTGTCGCGCACCACCGAAGGTGATGAGTACCACGACACGGATGCGGACTTCGGCACGACCACGATCAACGCCTACGAACTCACTGCGCAGACGGCCGTGCACCGCACGCTGTTGCGACGCAGTGCCATCGACCTGGAAGCGCTGATTCCGATGCTGTTCCAGGGCGCCATGCGGCACACGGTCGAAAAAGAAATCATGACCGGCCGAGGCGCGTCCCAAAAGGAATGCCTGGGCATCAAGAACGACACCAACGTCCGCGAATGGGCGCGGACCACGGCCAACACCGTGACGTACGAAGATCTGGTCACGATGAAGCATGCCATCCAGGCGCACCACCGGCGTAACCTCATGTGGGTGATTGCCGACGATGCCATGGAAAAGCTTGTCAAGACGAAGGACAGCGACGGCCGACCGATCTACTCGGACGGCGTGGCGAACGGCGCCTTTGATCAGTTGCTGGGCATTCCTGTCTATTCGACCGAGCGACTGAACGTCGGCACCGAAGGCGATGTGATGCTCGGCAACTGGGGCCAGTACTTCATCGCGCTGGAAGAAGAGATCGTGATCATGCGCAGTGAACACCGGCACATCGAAAAGGGTCTCATCCTGTTCGTCGCCACGATGAACATCGGAGGCCGTGCCATGCAGCCTCGCGCGTTCGTCCGCTTGGGCAACGAAAACAACCTCAGCTGACCCACGTAGCTAAATCCCCCGGGCGTCGCGCCGCGGCGCCCGGATTCCTCATTCCCCATTCCCCATTCCGCATTGGAAAGGCCCCCCATGTCTCTGCACCGCGTCCTGCGCAAGTTCAGCTTCCTCGGCTGCGTCCAGCGCCCCAACTGGGTCGTGCGGATCGACGACAAAATCACGCTGAACGAGTTAAGCGACGCCGGCTACGTCAGCCGTGTGCCGGTCGAAATGGAGGGACCGGCAGAAACCAGACGGCGAGACGTGACGCAGACGCCGCAACTGCAGTTGGGCGATGTCATGGCCGGACGCCAGCGGGTGCTCGTCTGGCTGCGCCTGTCCCGGCACTACAGCGGCGGACGCATTCACATCTGCCAGATGGCCTGGTGCCTGGCCGCCAACGGCCACGACGTCACGATCTGCAGCGAAGATGCCCGGCCGGCGTGGCTCGACGATTACCCGGCACGCGACAACCTCCATTTCCTCCGCGGCGAACCGGACCACGTGCCGGACTGGGACGTGGTCATCTGCGAAGGCAAGCACCCGACGTCGCGCCGCGCGCTGCGCCTGGCGCACGAACGCGCGATTCCGCTGATCGCCTGGAACTTCGAAACGCCGAACTGGTGCGCCGAACATCATCAGGGACTGGCCCGCGACTACGCCCACCACGACCAGTACCGCGACGTCTACGCCGGCGCGGACCTCGTGCTCTGCAACAGCGACCTGTCCGCCCGGTACTTCCGCGAATGGCTGGACCTGGGCGACCAGTGCCCGCCGGTCCAGGTGCTGCCGCCCGCAGTCAATGATCACGCGATCGACGAGGCCCAGAAGCTGGAACTCCCCGAACCGCTGCGCGGCCGGCGCTACGTCGTCGCCTGCGGCCGCGGCGTGCCGCATAAACGCTGGGACCTCGCCTGGCGCGTCGCGCGCGAGTATCCCGGCCAGATGGATTTGGTGGCGATCGGCACCTGCACCGAACACCCGGGCAGCACGGATCCGCAGCACAAGATTCACCGCTTCGACGGCGTAAACGACGCGACGAAATACCGGCTGATGATGGATGCGGAGGCTGTTCTGGCGCCGTCTGAGTTTGAAGGCTGGGGCATGGTGATTGCCGAAGCGCGGTGTGTCGGCGCGCCTGGCGTGGGCTGGAAATTGCCGGTCACGATGGACGAACACGGTCCGGGATCGGGCTGGGATTTCGTTCCGTGCGATGCAGACGACGATGAATTTGTCGCCAAGGCGCACACAATTGCTCAAACGCCGACGGCTAAACTCGGCAAGAACTCGCCACTCTACCGGAAACGTCACGGCCTGGAGAAGATGCGCTTTCAGTTGGGACACCTGCAGTACTGTGCAGGCGGCGAGCCACACTGCTTTTATGTACCGTGGCTCAATACGCGGTCGCAATTTGGTGGCATTCGCATCACCGCCATCATGAACGCCTGGTTCTGCGGCCCCACCGTCAAGGCCGCGCTCGCGTCCATCTACGGACACGTCCACGAAATCATCATCGCCTACGGCCGCGAAGCCATCTGGGAATGGCCGGAAGACGACACGCTGCAGCAGATCGAGGCGTTCCCGGATCCCGAGCGCAAGATTCGCATGGTCCGTGCCCCGTTTAACCTGTGGCACGGCGCAATTACCACAAGGGACCAGGCCGGCGAAGACTCCTGCCGGATCGCGATGCGCAAAGCATGCCTGCGCCACGCCACCGGCAATTACCTCCTGATCTTGGACGGCGACGAAATCTGGACCGGGTTCGAGCACTACGTCAAGGCGTTGCGCGACGGCCGTATCCGCGGCGGTGCGCCGCTGGCGGTCACGCCCTGGCACGACCTCGATCACCACATCCTCACGCCCGGCCGCCCCGCGCGATGGGGCCAGCCGGTGCGCGAAATCGGGCTGGACTGCCGCGTCCAGGGCGCCATCTGGCCGCACGTTCGCTGCGTGCCCTGGCGGTACTCGAACCAATGGAAGACGCACGTCTTCCCGACCGATCACACCGGACGTCCGCTGTGGTCGCGCGACGACAACGTGGCCACGGTGCGCGATCTGCGCGACGCTTGCGTGCTCTACCATCTCGGCCACTGCCTGCCGCGGGCGCGCATGGCCGCCAAGAAGCAATTCTACGCGGCGGTCGAAGGCCACACCGCCCAGGAGCGCGCCTGGCTGGACTGGAACGGCCAGTGCGGTCCTGTGCCCGGCGAGCAGGGCGTGGTAGAACGGATCGATTGGCATGTCCCGGATTTGGTGCGTGAGGTGTGGAATGCAGCGCATGATCTTGCTCACTCTGGCAGTGCTGGCGGCGCTCGCGTTCGGTCTGTGTGTGGCCGCGCTGATGTGGCGGCAGACGCAGCCGGAACGACGAGCGATGCCAAGCAAGGTGCGGATGGACGTGGACGGCCGCAAGAGCCGCAAGGTCCCGATGCGCGTCTACGAGACGGAGCACGGGCTTTACATGGAACCGGTGGAGCCGCCCACGCAGTAGTAGACGGCGCGGCCCCCGCAACGGAGGGCCGCTGAGTGTATTCGCAGCGAGATGAAGAACAGGTCATCCTCGACTACTTCCAGCCGCGTCAGGGCGCCGGCCGCTTCCTCGATGTCGGCGCCTACGACGGCCTCACCTTCTCCAACACCCGCCGCCTGGCCGAGCTGGGCTGGTCCGGCGTGATGCTGGAACCATCCCCGCCCGTGCTGGCCGGGCTCGAACGCAACATGGCCGACTTCCCGCAGGTCGTCATTCTGCAGGCCGCGTTGGCGTTTGATGCGGGCGTCCGGAACATGTCCTGCACGCCGGATGCGGTGAGCACCTTCGACGAAAACCACGTCCGCCAGTGGCGCGGCCACAACGTCCGGTTCGAAACGTACCCGGTCGCCTGCATCACCTGGAATCAGTTGCTCGACCAACACGGCACAGACTTTGACCTGGTGGACCTCGACACCGAAGGCGACTCGGTCGCCCTGCTGGAAGCCATGCCGATTGCGCGCCTGCCGCGCCTGCAGATGGTCGTCGTCGAATTCGACGCCCACGCTGCGCGCGTACGCGACTGGGCCAAACGCAACGGCTTCAAGCAACACCACCGTACGCCGGAGAACCTGATCCTGAAGCGTTAGCGTTTCCACTTCAATTCGGAGCATTGCATGGGCATCACCACCAAATCCCTGGCTTTGATCATGCGCGGACTGGAACAGGCCGACCTGCCGCTGCAGGGCCTCCGCATGCTGGAGCTGGGCAACCAGCACCTCTACCTGGACGACCGCCGCATCGCCTGCCACGACGCGCCGGCCAGGCCCTGGTGGCAGGCGCGCGGCGTCGAACACGTCAGCGTGGACCTCAACGGGCAAGACGGCGCGCAGGACATCGATTTGTGTTGCCGCTCGCTGCGCAACGAACTGGTCAAGCGGGCGCTGCCGGCCGAATACGACGTGGTGACCAACTGCGGCACGCTGGAGCACACCAGGAACGCGTGCCATGCGCTGCGCAACATCCGCACCGTCTGCCGCGTCGGCGGTTTGATGATCCACAACTGGCCGATGCAGGGGCACTGGCCAGGACACGGCAACCACTACGCCACGCTGCAGACGTTCCGGACGCTGGCCGACATCTGCGGCGACGAGCTGCTGCATGCCGGCACGGACTTCGCCATGGGCAACACCAGCACCGGCGGCGAAGTGCAGGCGATCATGCGGCGCGGCGCCGGCCGCACGCCTTCGGCTTCAGTCCTGGCCGCCAACGTGGATCTGTTTGCGGAGTAGCCATGCCGCGCGCGTACGACCCCGCACAGCCTATCCTGCACCTGCACGTGCCCAAGACCGGCGGCACGTCGCTGCGCGAAGCGTTCCGGCGATGGTTCGGCGCGGACCAGGTCAAGCCGGTGATGCCGTGGCAGATCCTGCGGGCGCCGCACCCGAAGGTCTGGTCCGGTCACTTCGACCGGCTGTGGGGCAAGGATGCAGCAGGGCAGGACTTTGTCTGCAATCCGCCGGCGGAGATCCCCGCGGGGCAGTACGTCACGTTCCTGCGCGATCCGTTCGAACAATTGCGGTCTCTGTTTGACTACTGGCGCAAGACCGCCGGCGGAACCATCGGGTTTCACGGCAAGGCAGACCACCGGCTGAGCCACTACGCCGAATCGCTGGAACGGTTCGTGAGCACGTGCCCGGTGCACTGGTTTATGTGGCTTCCGGCACGGTTCGAACCGGGCATGCGCGATTTCCTGTTTGTGGGTATTGTCGAACGCTATCAGCAATGCCTCGACGCGCTGGCCGCCAGGCTGGGCAAGCCGTCGATCCAGGCGCCGCATGAGCTGCAGGTCAAGCACAGTCGCCTGACGCGCGGCGACGAAGCCGAACTGCGCCGCGCCTACCGTCGCCGGCGCCCGGCATGGCACGTGCTCTACGACGAGGTGTGCGATGTCTGGGCGCCGCAGTGGGAACGTATTTAGAGGCGTCAGCAAAAGCCACAGGGGCAAGCATGGAACGCAAGTGCGCAGTGGTCAGTGTGGGCGTCGGCGGCCGGTATCCGGAAGGCGTCGATCGTCTGGAGAAGTCTCTGGACCAAGTCGGCTTCAGCGGCCTGCGGTGGCTATACCGCGACGACTATCCGCCGCAGTCGCCCACGCATCAGCAGTCACCGTACGAATTCAAGCTGCACGCCATCCGCGAAGCGCAGCGCCAGGGTGCGGAGCTGGTCTTGTGGCTCGACGCGAGCTGCTGGGCGGTGCGGCCGCTGGCGCCGATCTTTGAACGTCTGGCGCGCGACGGTGCGTGGATCATCGGGGACGCCTGGACGGTTGGGCAGTGGTCGACCGACGAATGCCTGGCGTGGCACAGCCTGCGGCGTGAAGAAGCCCACCGGATCCCGCTGAACTACGCGATCGGCTTCGGCCTCGATGTGGCCGGCGCCAAATCGCAGGCGTTCCTGTCAGGCATGGCCGACGCAGCGAAGGCCGGCTGCTTCCGCGGCCCGTGGCGGCATCCGGAACACACCCGAGCGTATCGCGAATCGCTGCCGCTGATGCCAACGTCGCTGCCGCAAATCTGGCCCGGGCACCGCCACGACCAGACCTGCGCCAGCATCCTGATTGCGCGCCTGGGCCTTCCTTACGGCAATGCGGCCGAGCAGTTTGCCGTCTGGCGAAACGGCGCGCGCCCGGACACGCCGCCGTTCGACCAGGCCATTATCGTCGCCCAGGGCATCTGATCATGCCGCCGATTCTGTCCATCCTTATCTGCAGCCTGCGCAGCCGCGCTCAGATGCTGACGCGCCTGCGCAAGCACCTCCACGCGCAGATCATGCAGGCGACCGACTTCGGCGGGGCGCTGCCGGTGGAAGTGTTGGTGCGCGTCGACGACGGCCAGGCGAGCGTCGGCGGCAAGCGCAATGGGCTGCTGCGCGAGGCGCGTGGTCGCTATGTCGCTTTTGTCGACGACGACGACTGGGTGTCATCGGATTACGTGGAACTGATTCTGGCCGCGCTGCGCGGCGAGCCCGACGTGGTGGGGATCTGGGGGGAACTCACTGTCGACGGCGACGAGCGCAGCGCGCGCCTGTTCCATCATTCGCTGCAGTACCAGCGCGACGGCGTGCATCCGGAGGGCACCTACTTTCGCCGCCCGAACCACCTCAACCCGATGCGCCGCGACATCGCTTTGGCTGCGAGGTTTCCCGAAATTGACTGCGGAGAAGACGCGCAGTTTGCCGGGCGCGTGCAGGCCCAGGGCAAGCTGCGCCGGCAGGTGGAAGTGTCGGACGTGGTCTACTACTACCGCTTCAGCCCCAGCGGCACGGCGACGCAGCAGCGGAGGCCCGCATGAAGATAGCCGTGGCCTGGCCGACGCGCGGACGCCCGCACCTGTTTTACCCGGCGCTGCAAGGGTGGATTGCACGGCAAAGCGGCCGGCACGACATCATCTATTCCGTGGTGGTCGACGAAGACGACGACGCGATGGCCGGCGTCGGCGACGCGGTCCGCAGCGTGGCGCCTGACGCCATCGTCACCACCAGTTTTGCCAACAACACCAAGATCGGCGCCATCAACGCCGCGGCACAAGCGGTGATGTCCGCGGAGCACCCCGACATCCTGGTCCTGGCCGCCGACGACATGCTGGCCGTCGCCCGCGGATGGGACGACCTGGTCGCAAGCCTGCTGCAGCAGCACTTTGCAGACGGCGACGGCGTGCTGCATCTCAACGACGGCTACACCGGCCGGGTGCTCAACACGCTGCCGATCATGGGCCGGAAGTACTGGAACCGTTTCGGCTACGTCTACCACCCGGAATACCGGTCGCTGTGGTGCGACAACGAGTTCCAGGACGTGTCGCAGCGGCTGGGCCGGTCGGCGTACGTCGACATGCTGCTGATCCGGCACGCCCACCCGGGCAACGACCGGCGCGTGGCCGGCGATGCGCTGTATCGCGCCAACGACCGGGACAACGGCCGGGACAAGCAGACGTATGAGGCGCGCAAGGCTGCGGGCTTTCCGCTGGAGTGGCACTGATGGTGGTCGTCGAGTGGCTGCAAAATACGGCGATAAATATGCGCCCCAAGCGCATCGGACAACGCGACGTGATGGCCGAGCACCTGGCCAGGCGCTACATGCGCAGCGGCCTGCTGTTCATCGTCGGACCGGCCGACCAGGTCATTGCGCGGATTGATGCGGCGGCCGATGTGCGCCCGGAGGATGGCTCATGAGCACGATTACGCTGGCCCAGGCCAAGGAAGTCATCGGCATCGGACACAGCGCTCGCGACACGGTCCTGCAGATCGAACTCGACGGGCTGGACGACTGGATCGAGCGGGAGTGCGGCATCAAGCTGTCCAGCACGTCCGGGCTATCGCACGATTGCGACGGTGGCGGCGTGCTGCTGATCCCGCCGCATCGCCCCATCACCGCGGTGGCCGACGTCCAGGACCTGCTGGACACGACCGAAACGCAGTACTACGAACTGGTCGGCGACTACGGAATCCGCAAGAAAGACAGCGCCGGCAATTACCTCGACGACGACCGCTGGAGCAAAGGCCGCCACCGCTGGCGGGTGACGTACACCGCCGGCTATTCGTCCGTGCCTGCGGGACTCAAGGCCATCATGCTGCAGCTCATCTACCGCGCCTACCACAACCCCGGCGCGCCGCAGGTCAGCGGCGGCGGCCCGGCATTCGCCACCTGGGGCAAGCTGGCCGACAGCGACATCATGCGCCAGCTGCAGGCGTACAAGCGCGGCCGCGCCATCCACTGAGTTCAGGCCCGCCGTATTTAGGGGCATGAGCGCCCGGCACCCGATCTCCCATTACGCCAACACGCCGTCCAACAGCGACGGGGAGCTGACCGCGTCGCTGGCGGATGCCGTGACCATTTTCGGGTTTGTCTCCGTGCATGACGAGTCCATTGACGTGGTGGTGGACGCCGACGAGGCGGTGAGCCCCGAGGACGTCCTGGGCATCGACGAAGGCGGCGGCACCGAAGCGCAGTACCGCGTTGTCGCGATCCATCGCCTGCCGGGAATCAAGACCCAGAAGCTCATCTGTGAGCGCGTCAGCAGGCCTGTGCATCCATGATTCGGTTACGCCCCAAGCTGCGGTACAACGTCGGTGCGGTCGACCGCATGGCCATGGCCGGCGCGCGTCAGGCCGTGGGGCAGGCCGCGCTGCTGGTAGTGAATATCGCCAAGCGGCGTCTGAGCGATGGATCGAGGGTGCCGTCGGCGCCAGGGGACTCGCCGGCACTGGTCACCGGCAACCTGCGTGCGTCCACGATGCAGGAGGAGGTCGCGCCGGCCGAATTCGTCGTGGGCTTCTCGCGCGCCGGATGGTACGGCGCAATCCACGAAGAAGGCGGGCGGAATCATCCACCGCGGCCGACGTTGATGCCGGCAATGGACGAAGCCGTGGACCATTTTCCGTGGCTGTGGTCGCGGGTGGGATTCGACTACCGAGGCCGCTGATGCTGCAGTCCGCCATCTACAATGCCATGGTCTCCGATGCCACGGTCTCCGCCGTGTTTGCCGCGTACGGCGACGGCAAGGCACTGTGGCAATACGATCGGGCGCCAGGTGGCTACCTGCCGAAGGATGTCGCGCTGCCCGCGGGCTTGATCTACATCACCAGCGCTGCGCCGCGGCACACGCGTCTGCGCTGGCGGGAGCTGCAGCACGCTGCCGTCGCGTTGTACACGAACCGAAACTTTGCCGCCAACCGCGCCGAGGCCCAAAAGGTCGCCGATCTGCTGCATCGCGCCGGCGAATCCGGTTTCGGCAATGCGCTCAGTTTGTCCGGTTACGCCTTCTTCGGCGTAACGGCCCGTTCGCCCGAAGTCACGACCGATCCGCAAGGGTGGCCGCACTGGATGGTGCGCGTCCATGCCTTTGTTGAAAAAGCATAGGAGCTACACCATGTCGCTACTCGCCCTGTTCGGAATCTTGCTTGCCGCTGCCTGGTGCCTGCTGGGCGTCACCGGATCCGACGGTGAAGCCGGACGCGAAGGGACGTTCACCATCAACGGCGCCTCTGTGGATGTGCGCGACATCGATGTCCAAATCCGCACCGTGGGGCGCGCCGACACCACCAGTCGCGCCAGCAGCGGCTGGGCCGAAGGAAAGCCGTCCAGGAAGGAATGGATGGTGAACTTCACCATGGTATTCGACTCCAGTGACACGACCGCGTACGACACGCTCGTCAACGCCATGCTCAACGACACGCTGCTGTCGGATTGCGCCGTCAAACGGTCGGACGGAAGCGGATTCACCGGAGATGCCTGGGTCGATTCGGTGAGCGTGCCGCAGCCGCACGACGACGAAGTCACCGTCGACGTGACCCTGCGTGGCGAAGGCGCACCGACCAAGAACAGCGCCGGCAGCTAGGCCGGCGTATTTGATCCTACGCGCGCGCGCCTGTGCGCGCGCGCATTCATCCTACTACGTTGCCCACGGAGCCCCCCATGGACGACCTCTGCGAATTCCTGGACCCCAGCGGGAAGCCCTGGCAGTTCCGCGCCCCGCTGGCGGCCATCCGCCGCGCCGAAAACCGCACCGGGCAGAACGCGCGCAAGGCCGTGCGCATGGCCGTGTCGGCAGGTCAGAATATCCCACGGGACCCGCGGAACCTCACCGCACAGGCGAGTGCCGCGGTCGCGCACTTGGAAGACGCGCTGTGCGACACCTGGGAGAACGCTCTGGTTTGGGTCCAGGAACTGGCGCACGCCAAGCCGGGCCGCCGTCCCACGACGCAGCAGCTTGAAAACGAGGTATCGCAGGCGTTGCTGGACCAGCTGGCGAACGTGGCGATGTGGGCTTTGCTGAGCGGATTCATTCCGCCGGCAACGGGCAACGAGGGAAAAGCATGCGCCGCCGCGGATCCGGATCCGGCGGCGGCGACATCACGTGGGGCCACGTCTACCGGTTGCTTGGCAGCGCCGGCTTCCGACCCGCCGACCTCGAAAATCTGACGTTCGGCGAGTTGCTGCGTCTGGCCGAAGGCGCGGCAGGCGTGACCGACGACGAGGGCGCAAACCGCCGCGGAAAAGACGGCTGGGTGCATGTGTCGATGGATCAGTTTCTGGCATCACTGCCGGAATAGGAAACCCCATGAGTGAAGTCGGCGAAGCAAGAGTCAGGCTGGGCGTTACCCGGAACGCGTACAAACGCGATCTGAACCTGAGCGCCCGCGACACGCAGCGCTTCGGCGATCAGTTGAAGTCGATCGCCGCGGGCGTGGCGGCCGCCTGGGCCGGCCGGGTGATCTTCGGCGGGATCCGCGACGCGATCAACGAAGCCAGCCGCGCCCAGGAAGTCGGCAGCAAGTTCGCGGTCGTCTACGGTCAGCAGGCCGACGCCATGGAAGCGTGGGCCGAAGCGCACGCCGAAGCGGTCGGCCGCAGCCGCACGGACCTGCAGGCCTACCTCGCCGAAGCGCAGGACACCTTCGTGCCTCTGGGCATGGACGCCGATCAGGCCGCGGAAATGTCCAAGGAAATCAGCAAGCTGGCAATCGATCTGGCCAGCTTTAATAATGTCGCGGACGAAGAGGCGTTTCGCGATTTGATGTCGGCCATGGTCGGCAACCACGAAACCGTCAAGAAGTACGGCGTCATCATCAATGAAGCGAGGCTGAAGCAGGCGGCGTTCACCCGCGGCCTCGATCCCAAGGCGCTGACGGAGCAGCAGAAGGCGTTTCTTCGCCTGGAAATGCTGGTCGAAGGCAGCACCGCGGCACTGGGTGATGCCGAACGCACCGCCGACAGTTACGCGAACCAGCAGAAGCGTCTCGAATCCAACTGGAAGGACCTGAGCGGCGCCATCGGCAAGGCGTTTTTGCCGGCCGCAACGCAAGTCACCGCCGCCTTCAATGATTGGATCGTGGGCAGCGAAGAAGCCAGCAGCCGCATCGCCAGGGCCATGGATTTCATGGTTTTGTCGGCCATGTCCGCGGGCAAGGGTATCAGCGACGCCTACCTGCAGGCGCGCGCGCTGATCGAGGGCTTCGACGCCGACACGGCGATGCAACTGCATGATGAGACATTCAAACGGCGCGTGCAGGATTACTACGAGATGCGCAACGAAATGCGCGGACGCGGCGCCGGCGGCGAACCTGCACCGACCGATGTCGCCGCAGCCGAAGCGACGGTGGACGAACCGAGCGAATCTGAACAGCGCGCGCAGCGTCGCGCCAATGCGATGCGGGCCATGGGCGCCGCCATGCGCAAGACGCCCACGCAGATCGCCAGCGAAGCGCGCAATCGCAGCCTGGCCAAACGCCGGGCCGCATTGGAAGGCGGCGCCGAATCCGTGTACGAGCCGCGCGTATCCGATGAAATCCTGGCCCGCGGCCAGGGCCGAATCGTCGTCGATCAGGCTACCATGGAGCAGTTCACGCCGGTGACCGGACGGCTGCGCGGATCCGGATTGACCAGCGAATTCGGCGGCGGGATCGGCACCGTGCCGAACGTGGAAATCAAGACCGTGCTGGAACGGAATCTGGAAGTGCTGCGGAAGATCGAAGAGAACACGGCGGTCGACAAACAGCCGCCGGGATGGGCGGACCAGTAATGCCGATCACGACGACCGAGCTGATCAATTCGCGTGAGCTGGTCGAGGAATCGACCAAGACCAGTTTTGTCCGTCGGTACGCCATCACCGGCGTGGACGACCCGCACGAAGCCGCAGCGCAAGGCCCGCAGATCGGCGATCAGTACAGTTACGAAGGCGATGGCGGCTACACCGAAACGGACCTGTTCGTCGTGCGGCGTCGCGTGACGGTGGACTCGACCGCCGCGGACGGCACGCTGACGCTGACGGTCTATTATTCCAAGCGCTGGGGCTCCGACTCCGACGATCAGCCGCTCGAAGAAGACCGGTTCCGCACGATTATGGACACGAAGAGGCTGGTCGTACTCGACGACGACGCCGACCGCACGTCGTATACGAACTTTGCCGACCAGGCTTCCGCGCTGGGCTCAGCCGTCAACGTGCGCGACGACGGAGAAGTCGTCGGTATTGATGTGCCCGATCCGGTGCTGGAATGGACGGTGGTGCGCTACCAGGACGCGTTGACCGCAGCGAATATATCCGCGATCTGGACCGCGCTGGGCACGATCAATTCCGCCGAGTGGTGCGGCATTGCCGCGGGCGGCGCGCGTTTGGAAGACGTCGATGTCGGCCGGCGCGGACACGACGGCCCCTGGCGGATTGTCTACACCTGGAGAATACGGCCGGACCATACCGGCGACAACAAGCTGTCCATCGACAAACTGACCACCGCCGGCGCACTGGAAGCGACGGAAGTCAGTGCGCGAGGCTGGGACTACGTGTGGCAGTACATGGGCGAGGTGGAGGGGACGCGAGGACCGGTCGTGGTGTTCGTGGACCAGATTTACCGCGAAACCGATTTCACGTCATTGCCGGCAGCTCCGTCTGTCTGGCCCTATAGCGCGTAAGGAGCGGGCATGACGCTGCGGGAGCTGCGGGGGGACGACCAGGTCACGCCGGCGGCGTTCAATGCGATGCTGCGCAAGGTCAAAAGCATCGACCTGGGGAGCGGTGGACATTCGGCCAATGGACGCCGGTTGCGTGCGTCCGATCCGGCCTGGTTCAATCGCGCCGAGCTGGTGCGCGTCAAGAACGCGGAAGCGTCCACGGTGCTGTATCCCTGGTACCCGGCAGGCATCTGCGATGTGATTGCTGATGACGGAATGGTCTGGCACGGCGCAACGACAATCGACATCCCGACCAGCCAGGACACGGCCGTCGAAGTCAAGGCGCCCGCGGCGCAGCATTTCGGCGACTGGGTCGTACCCATTCAACGCCTGGCTGCCGGTCAATTCGGCTGGGCGGTCCGGAGCGGAGTATGCCCGGTCAAGTTCGCGCGGCACTTTGCGGACAAACAGCGTCTGCTGAGGCGTGCGGATATCTGGGTCGGCACCCAAGGGGCGATCGGCAGCGATGCCGAACCGCTGGTGGAAAATGTTATCGGCAAGGCCCGGGTGCTGTGGGTGGAAACGGGCTTGTCGGTCGACACGGAAGGCTGGGCAATCGTGTTGATCGAGGCGTCGCCAGACGGAGTGTTGCGCGCTGAGAACCAAAGCGCGTCTTCGTTGTTGTCGATGGGCGGTGCGGCCACGCTGGACGATGACACGTCGGGAAATGCGCTGGGGGTCAACGGAGGCATCGCCCTGTGGAACCCATACAAGAGCGCGATTGTCGTGGGCGGCAGCATGTCGATGGGCGACTTGGGGGCTGTCAGTATCGGTGCGGGAGTCGGCAGGATTACCGACGGCGATGTGGGCAACATCGTCGGGCCGAATTATTCGGTTTCATCTTTCGGTCCGCTAGGATCAACTCACATTATCCTGCATGTTCTGGGCACATGGGACGGCGCTACATGGGCTGTGCTGCAGCCGCATTCCATGGTTCCGCGGACGGTCAAGGCCGCATCCGATGGCGCGTCGGTCACGTTGAGTGGAACGCAAACGGTCGACGGCATTTCGTGCGGGGGCGGAGATTTGGTGCTGTGCAAGGACCAGGGGTCCGCCAGTGGCGTCTACGCGGCGCAGTCCGGTTCGTGGGTCAAGCTGCCCGATGATGGGGCGGTATACGTGGTCAGTGGAGATGTGAATGCGCAATTGATCTGGATACGCGAATCCGGCGGAACCACGTGGGTGCCTGCGGGGGCGGTATGGCAATAGTCGCGGTCGGCGACACGGTTAAGGTTCCGCCGTACAACTGGCTGCGTCTGATGGCGATCGAGCGCGCGGCCGTCGTCGGCCTGGATGTAACCAGCGACATTCCGACACTGTCGAATCCGACACTCATGCAGGCGTCTCACATCAACGTGTTGCGCACAGCAATCGAAGCGATGCTGGAGCGCTACTACGATGCCAACAACGATGTTTACACGCTCGATTCGCTTTTGACCGAGGCCGGACAGGGCGTGGACATTAGCGGATCACGGCTCTGGTCCAATCGGCCTTCGCGAATATTTGGTGCTAACGCGACCGGAGGCGGGTCGCTGCCCGACTGGAACGGGGCGGCGCAGCCATGGTGCCGCGGACGAATAGAGCATCTGATTGAGCCGTACCAGGCGATGCTGCGACTCAAGCGGATTCGTCATTCGTACACGAGACCCGGTACTGGCGGATGGGAAGGTTATGGATTGGACACCTCGGGGGCGACGATTCAAGAGAATTACGAGTTGGCGAATGCCAAGGCCGCGGCGGACACCAGCTTGACCGACACGAGCAGTCTTAATTGCGGACATTTTGCTCGGTACAACTGCCATGTGCGGTACTACGCTCGGACGGTCTTTTGTCAATTTGCTTATGACCCGGCGTGGACGGTTTTGCAGTCGCTGTGGGGCGGAACACCGTCATTCGGATACGATTCTCCGGAAATTCACATCCAATTTGCTGCCACTGCCTACTATGGGGACCCGTCTTACGATTTGGAATCCACGGACTTATTCGTACTGTACGAGGGCGGGTGGCAGTCGAGCATCACGGCTCCCGACGACGGAGCGGTGGTCGGCGCGGGAACAAAGGAGTGGGCGCGGCAGCAGTCGCTGGACACCACGGAGTCATGGCCGGGCCAGATGCCCAACAAGCAAAGCGAGAGAGAGTTCATCGCATGGGTCCGGCAAAAGCAAGGCCTGGCAGGGACACGGGACAACCAGGGCTTTGAGTACAACTACTTCAACATTACCGGACTGGAGTTGTTCGGTACGGTGAACAACATGCAGTACAACGAGTACACGCCATAGCTGCCGTATCTAGGGGCATCAGACAAGCGAACGAATTGCACGAAGCCCCATGGAAGGAGTCACGCATGGCCAAGGCTGCGAAGGAAGCAAAAGAGGCGAAGCCCGGATACAAGACGACGGAATTCTGGTTGAGCGTGTTGGCCTGCCTGCTGGGCCTGCTGATGGCCAGCGGTGCCATCGGCGACGCGACCATGGCCGCGCAGATCATCGGCGGCGTGCTGGCCCTTCTGTCCCAGCTGGGCTATACCGCCAGCCGCACGAAGGTGAAGGAAACCGCAGCGGCGCCGGCCGCAGCGGACCGGTCGACCGACACGCAGGATCTGCTGGGATGAGCCCGCTTCTGGAGTTTGTCTTGGGCATGGCCCGGCTGCTGCTGGGCCTCTTCACCGCACCCTATCAGGAAACCGCCAGTGAAGCCCGCAGCCCTCACGGCCCTGATTATCGTCCTTACGCTCGCCCCGACCGGCTGCCGCCCGTCAGCCGTTGAGCGCCAGGCGATCTGGGCCAAGATGGGCACGCCTGCCCGCATCACCGACCCGCGTCAGGTCCAGGTGCTCGTCCCCAACGCATCGGGCACCTGGACCCCCGCCACTGCCAGCCTGCAGGGCATGATCGCCATCGACGAGCCCACTCTGGAGTACTACCAGGCCCTGCACGCCCAGCACGGCCAACGCCCACCGTCACAACAGCCGCCGCCCGCGGCAGATTGAACCGCCCCGCCGATTGTCCTATGATCCAATTCCTGTGACGCGCGCGTTGCTCAAATTAAAAGCACCGGCCAGGGGCGCAAAGGCGACTTATGACGTCGGACGGCTGCTGTTGTGACGCGGCTTTACAACGCTTATTGCGCCGCATAGGCGAAGGCCAGAAGATCAAGGCGGGAGCAGACGCAGGACCAGGCGCCTCGACACCGCCGGCACCCGACGGGCCAGCCAAGCTGTCCCGCCAGGTGCTGTGCGGGCACCGTCGC